TACTCGTGATGAGGCTAACTACAAGGCGTACTGCTGGGGCCAGTGGGGCCGCTCTATCATGGGCAACCGCAAGGCCGCTGAGTGGGTAAAGAACAACCTGAAGGCACAGAGCGAAGGCACGACAACCGCTGGTGGTTTCACCGTACCTGATCCGCTGTCGAGCGAACTTATCTACCTCCGTGAGCAGTTCGGTATTGCTCGGCAGAACTGCCGCATTTACCCGATGAGTTCTGACGTTCTCAACGTACCGAATGCGACCGCATCGACCACGGTCTACTACCCGGGTGAAAACACGGCTATCACCGCTTCCGACTTGACCTTTGCACAGGTCAACTTGGTAGCAAAGAAGCCATCGATTCTTACTCAGGTTTCTAAAGAGTTGGCTGAAGATTCGATCATCGACTTTGGCGCAACGCTTGCCCGTGACATGGCGTACTCCTTGGCTAAGGAAGAAGACCGCGTTGTTTTCAACAATGCAGTCGACTCCACATCTGGCCTTGATGGCATCCTGTATGCCGTCTACAACCTCAACGCCACCAAGGCTAACATCGCTAGTCTTCAGGTCTTCACAACCGGGCAGACCATCACCTACAGCCCTACACTTGCTAACCTCAAGGGTATGGTTGCCAAGCTCCCAACGTATGCACCTAATGCTAAATGGTTCATGCATAAAGAGATTTGGTATAACGCCATCGCTCCTTTGCTTGATGCTTTGGGCGGGAACTCGATTATGGACATCCAAGGCGCATACGGGCCTAACCCTATGCTCTACGGATACCCGGTAATCTTTGTCCAGAATATGGCCAAAGTCCTTGCGGCAACCACGCCATACATCCTGCTTGGTGACCTAAGCGTTGGTACTGCTTTCGGTGACCGCCGTACCGTTACCATCGAGGTTTCGGATCAGCGCTACTTTGTTGAGGATGCTTTGGCATTCAAGGCAACTGAGCGGTTCGCTTTCTCCGCTTTCGATGTTGGCAACGTCAATGCCACGGCATCCAGCCGTGTCCCTGGCTCGCTTATCGTTGGAGCATCCGCAGCTACATAAGCCTAGCGGTTCTTATCTCAAGCCCTCGGCAGACGTGCCGGGGGCTTTTCCTTTGTGTGGGATACTGAAACCATGATGACACGAGCCGAAGCGATAGCGCAGGTATCCCTATTTGTAGATGCCCAGTCCTATCCGCAGATGTCCACCACCGACATAGGGAGTATCTTGGATTCCTACTCCCGGTTCACCACTTGGGCAGTTAGCACCACCTATGCTGTTGGTGACCGTGTAGTGCCTACAACGCCCAACGGCAGGGTTTATGAGTGCCGCGTGGCTGGAACATCAGGCACGACACAACCTGATTACCCGGTCTATGCTCCTTACCAAGTAAAGGGCTTTACGCTGGAAGATGGCACGGGTGACCCAACATTGATGTGGGTAGACCAAGGCCCGATCAACGTAGAGCGGTACGATGTCAGGACAGCCACCCGCCAAGCGTGGATGATAAAGGCTAGCCGTTGCGCTAGCGACATCGATGCTAAGGAAGGCACATCCGATGTGAAGCTTAGTCAACTCAAAGCACACTGCCTTTCGATGGCTGAACGATATCGCCCGTTGGTGTTCGCATGAGTCCGATACTCCGCGCAACGATAAGCGCTGGCATGGTACGCAACCTTTGTCAAGACCGGGTAGAGATTCACCGCTTCACGCTTACCGAAGATGGGCGGGGTGGTGTCACTGAGACGTGGCGTAAGGTTGCCGAGTACAACGCTAGGCTAACCAACCAGAGCGACACAGAATCAATCGTAGGCGGTGGCATCCAGTCATCTGCACAGTGGACGCTGATTGTTGCTGTTAGTGCTGACGTTATGCCGCAGGATAGGGTTTACCGGGTGGGTGATGACTCGAAGTATTACGATGTGATCGGGTCAGACTTTGGGCAGACAGAACTTTTAGTACAGCACGTAGGGCTGGTGGAGCGAACATCATGACGGCAGAGATGTGGGTTCAGATTGGCATACAAGCCTTTATTACGACTATGTCAATCGGTGCCGCTTGGGTCGCACTACAAGTCAGGTTGACGCGCCTGGAGACTCAGGTGGCTCACATCATCAACACCTTAGACGGGCAGCAGCAGGAAGTGCGCCGCATCGAACAGAGACTCGGTAAACTCGAAAACAAGGTCAGCGCGTTGGAGGCAGTAATAAACCGATGAACAGCATTTCAATCAAAAGATTAGTGGTCGTTGTGATCGTGGCTTTCGTAGCTGCATTTACCAGCGTATTCGGCGATGGTATCAGAACATCCGAAGCACACGACCTGAGCGATCTGGGCGCAGTGCTTGCGTTGTACGGGAGCAAAGCGGTAGCGGCGGGTGTCTCCGCTGCGGTGTCTAGTGTGCTGGCATTCTTGACGATGCCGTTCTCCGGGACGCAGATGAACGCGCTGAAGGTGGGCAAATGACTTTACAGAATGTGCAAATCGTCAAGGAACCAGCACCATCGACAGACTGGCGTGTATACGGTGACATACAAGACGATGAAGGAAATCCACTCGGAAACTTTGGAATCAACGGCACATCCATTAATGAGTGGTGGGTCACTCAAGATGAAATATTTCAACAAAGAATTGTGTCAATGTTTCAACTTGTTATGGCTGAACAAATTGCAAATGGAACGGCTGAATAATGGCTACATACTATGTGCGTCCAGACGGTAATGACTCAAACACCGGTTTGGGTTCATCTTCCGGTCAAGCGTGGTTGACAATCACAAAAGCAATGGGAGCCACTGGAATATCATCTGGTGATACGGTTTACGTTGCTCCGGGTACTTATCGTTCCGCTACAGGTTTTACTATTGCAACGGCATACACTTCCGCTACGCAAATGCTTGCTGACCCTACAGCCGCACAATTTAGCGGTATTACTGCTGGCCCGGTTCGCTTGTCTGTATTTACTCCATCCGATACATCTGCTGGTGCATCCGCTACTGTTATAACCGGCACTACGAATAACTTAACAATTCAAGGTTTTGAATTTTATGCATTGACAGGTGGCGGAATCAATATCACAGCAAGTGAATCTATGATTATTGAACGCTGCATATTCTTTGGTGGAAGAACAGCCAATATTTCCGGTGTCAATATTACATCTCCATCTACTAATACATCAAGTACAAAAATTCAAATTAGAAAGTGTATAGTGTTTGGTTTTTTTGGTGGCTTAAACATCTATCCTACTGTTGCATCAAGCGCTATACCTTTTTATGCCGATATTTTTGAGAATCTATGTATCGGACAATCTACGGGTGGAGGTATTGGAATAGGAACTGTTTTTAGTCAGTATGCACCTACACAAGCTCTTCTAGTTAACATTTATAACAATGTCGTAATAGGTACTAGTGGATTTGGAATCATGCACACTTTACAATCTTCACCCAGTATGTGTAACATCGTAAATAACCTAATACTAAATTGTGCTACTGGAATATATGGGGGGTCGGCAACTACTACAGCGACATACAACAGAGTATTGAACTGTACTGCAACATCAAGTGGTATTACGTTTGGTGCAACAAACTCCTCCGCAGGTATCCCCGGTATTGATGTAGGTCAAGGGTTATTACTCGGATTGACTAGTCTACAATTTGCAGGTTCTAATCTAGGCTCTCCAAATACTGCATTTGGTACAACTGGATTAACCGCAACCGACCTGTTTGGCGTAACTTGGTCTGGTGCAACGCCTGATGCTGGAGCCATCACATACAGGTCATTGGCTACACTAACCACAACCTACCAGCCGACCGAGCGCAACGCCTCAACTATCACAATCGCTCCCGGCAGCACATCTCAAAGCATAGAACTCTACCTCGGTGCTACTGGGCTAGCATTCAACACCTCCGGTCTAGCGGCCTACTACGTCCGCAACCAAAGCTCACCGGTGGCTATAACGCTGGTAACGCAGACACCTACAGGTGCTTGGTCTTCTGGTGGCTTTGCTGAGATATCGTCCTCCCTCGTGCCGGGCGTGTATCGGCTTGATGTGCCTAACGCAGCATTTGCCGCTGGCGCATCTGATGTCACTATTGTGGTGCGTGGTGCCTCTGGTACTAACGGGGCGGTGCTAACGGTCACGCTTTCCTCTGGTGGCTTGACGGCAGCGCAGACAGCCGCAGCGGTGTGGGATGAGGCAAGGGCAAGCCACACGACAGCCGGTACTTTCGGGCAATACGTGAACGCGGAGTTGGTTACCCCGGTAACCTCTGCCGCTCTGGTACGCATGGGGCCTTTTGAGGTACGGGCTGACGGCTTAGGAGCAAGTGATCCGCTTGACATCCAGAAGGGCGCACAGCACGGAATCGATATCCAGTGTGTAGACAACAATGGAGCCGGAATCGATATCACGAGTGCCACGGTTACGGCTAAGGTCTACAACAGTGGTGCTACCTTGGTAGACACGTACGCTTGTACGGCAACCTATGCAGCTGATGGACGGGCAACCTTTACTATTGACACGACGGTTACCAACGTACCGGGGACTTACACGGCTACGATCACAAGGTCAACAACGGCAAACGATACGCAGATATTTGGACCACTGCGCATCTATGTGAGGGATATCTGATGGCACTAATCTTTGATCTAACCGAAGACCCTCAGCAGGTCGTGCAAGTCTCCGCATGGGTCGGAGACTGGCACTCCTATGTAGTCCGCTTGGTGGACGAGCTGGGCAGCCCTGTAGACATTACTACCGGCACACTTGGTGCTACCTTTACGAACATCCAGACCGGGGCATCGTACTCTTTTGGCAGTGGCTCGGTTACCCTAACCAAGCAATATAGCGCACAAGGCATCCTTAGTGTTCTTAACCCTGCGGCTTACCCGACAGCGGCAAATATCCGCCTAACGATATCCTTCACGGTGTCAAGCACGGTACGCCGCTTTGGGCCTCTAGAGATTGAGGTGCTGGCGCCGTGATAAAGATGAGCTTCAGCCTGAAGAAAGTACGGCTTGATTCTTATCAGAAGAATCTACGCCAACTTTCACAGGTTGTCGGCAAGGCGGCGGCTGACATTGAAGGTGAAGCCAAGTCTAGTATTCTAAAAAGCTCCGGCAAGTACAAGCAGTATGACAACCACTGGTCAAGCCCTCCAGGCTCACCGCCTAACAACGACACTGGATACCTTGCTAACAGCATCGGGCATCGAATGACGGGCGCAACATCTGCGGAAGTATTTGTAAGCGCAAAGTACGGCGTACCGCTGGAACTTGGCTGGATAGCAAAGTCTGGCAACTACGTACCGGCGAGGCCTTTCCTGCGTCCCGCTGTAGAGTATGTAGCCCCGTCTTTTCAAGCGGCGTGTAAGAGCATCCTGAAGGGTGGCAAGTAATGGCATTTGAACCAGCCGTGATTGAGCAGTGGATCTACGAAACTCTAACCGGCGATACTACGCTTATGGGTTTGCTTGCTCCTGACAATAGACCTAATGGGTTCCAGATGGGCGTGTACAACACCATAGCCCCGCAGACAGACCCGATATCACGCAAGCAACCGATCACGCCATACATCGTCTTTGACCGTGCAGGTAACGCAGGGCAAGACCAAGACGTGCTATGCGGTAGCCGGGTTTTCACTTATCCGACCTACAGAATCACCGTGTGGGATACTGCAAGTGGTGCGGTAAGCATGAATCAGTCCGCTGCTATCATGTCCCGCGTAGACACATTGCTAGACAATATCCACGTTTCGAGTACCACTCCACGGTTCTACAGCCGGAGGGAATCAACAGCTCAGACGTTCGGTTTAGAGAGCGGTGGTCGGACTGATTTTGGAGTGACGGCGGTGTACCGTATGGTCACACAACAATAGGAGAATCTATATGCCATTTACACGTACATCTGCCCTGATTGGTGAAAACTGCGTGGTTACCGTTGCCTTTGGTGGCTATCAAGACGGTACGCCTTCAGCCTTCACCGCTGAGACATACACCTGTATTGCTCGCTCGGTTCGGTTCAGCACTTCTGTCAATACCGTTGATGTTTCCGCGCTCTGCGATACTCAGAACAAGGCGCAATCAACCAAGGCTAACGGATCTGTTGAAGTCGAGTTTCTGGTTGATTCCGTGGTCGGGCCTATCTTCTTTGGCAAAGATGGTTATTATTGCCAGATCGTTCTTACGCCTGGAAGCCTTAGCGCTAAGACTTTTGTCGGTGTTGTTACCTCTACAGGTATCAGCGTTGCAAACGAGGAAGCCGTAACAGAGTCCGCAACCTTGACGCTTGGTGCTAACGGAGTAACAACCGCTTGGTCGTAGTACACTAAGCCATGTCACTAAGTAACCTTAAACAAATCCCTAAAGATGCCGACAGGGGAATCCTTGTGGTCGACCTGTCGAGCATCGCTGGAGATGGCGCAGAACTCCGCTTTCGTGAACCGAAGGCGGCAGACCTCTTCCCAGATTCCAAAGAGCTGCAAACCCTACGAGTTGCTTTCGCTGAGTTTCCTGAAGCGATGCTTTACCAGATCTATCTACTTGGTCGGTGCTATGTACCAGACCAATCAGATGCGGCTGAAGAATCACCGCTACGGGCTTTCGGTAATCTAGCACGTACTAGCAAACAGACGTTCTTTAGAATCCTTGGTGAGTTTATTAGTTGGTATCCAACAGATGACTTACAGGGTAGGGTCAAAGACGCAAAAAACGACTCAGAGGTGTAGCCGGTCAGGTTGCCTACTACACCGTTAAGTATCTCAACCGGCACCC